CGAGGCGTGCAGAGCAAGGCGCAGAGACTGCGCCGGAGATGATCAATTCCGCGCGATAGTTCATCGCGTCAAGCCACGTAGTCAGGGGGTCCGAACGATGCTCGATACCGTTGCGGTCGATCCAGAAGACACGGAAGTAACGCATTGCAGTAGTCCCTAGTGGTGAGTCAGTGCCTAGATTATCGGCGAGCGAGTCTGCAAAAAACAGCAGAGAGTTTTGAAGATCGGACCCCGTGAGAGCGAAAATTTTTGCACGGTCGCGTCTATATAGCAAAAAGTCATGCCCGCCCGTCTCCTTATGGCGTCGCCAGCCTGCAATTTTTCGCTTGTTTTTCTTGCAGATATGCAATAAACTGTCGTTTCGTTTCACTTTATGCAATAAACCGTGGCCAATCTTCACAGATTAGATGGTAATGACCCCGAAATCGGCGGAATTCTGTTCGTTTTCGACAATGGTTTGTCCAAGGCCGCCAGCTGGCGCAGTGCCGTGCCCGTCGACGACACGCTAGAGCTCGCAAAACAGTGCGTGACGCAGGTAGTGCAGGCACTGCTAGATGGCGGCCACCGCGAAGCCGTGCGTGGCACCAACTGGGCGTCAGCCGTGGCCGGCTGCCAGAAACACATCGCAGACTGGAATGCAGCCCTTCGCGCCGCCATCGGTCAGGCTGTGGACAAGATCCCGCTACAGCACTGAACTGCGGTTGACATAACGCCCGCTGTCGCATGTTCGCCCCGTTCCCCGTGATCCGTGGCTTGTGGATAACGCGACGCGCGCCAGCGCTGGGCGTCTCGAGGATCGCGAGTGCCAGGGAACGGGTGCCCAGGAAAAGATCGCCAGGAAAGAGGGGGTGGGGGTAGGGGGAGAGGCCCGCAATCGCAGAGGGGGGTTACCCCCTCTGAGGGTCCCCACCCCCAGTTCCCCGGAACCCGTTCCCCGAGATCCGAGGTCTACGAAAAATTTTGCACGTTCGCACGTAGAACATTCGAGGCTTTTGCAAAAATTTGCAGAATCCAAAACCTGAAATTTGACCCGTATGCAAAAAACTGCAATCGCCAATGTGCCGCTTCCGACCAAGTGGGAGCACCTCTGCCAGCACTACGTGATGCACGGCTCGATCCTCAAGGCCACCAAGGACCTCAAGATGGGCCGAGTCACCGTGTCCAAACTGCTCAGGGACCCGCGCATCGCCAAGCGCATCCAGGAGATCCAGGCCGCGGAGTTTCAGGACCTGGGCATCACGGCCGAGCGCGTCAAGGAGGAACTGGCGCGCGTGGCCTTCGCCAGCGCCGCAGGGCTGTTCGACGAGGAGGGCCGGCTGATCCCGGTGCACGAGTTGCCCGACGACGTGGCCGCGACGATCACCGGCATCGACGTCGAGGTGCAGCAGAAGATGCGCAAGGACGAGGACGGCAACCTGGTGGCCGAGGACGTCGTGACGAAGAAGATCAAGCGCGCCGACAAGATGGCCGCGCTGGCGCTGCTGGCCCGGCACTTCAAGATCGTCGGCGCGGAGGACGACGGGGTGAACCAACTGGCCACCGCGCTGGCGGATCGCCTGAACCGCGCCAAGCGCCGCATGGGCGAGGACTTCCCGCTCGAGGACGTCGACGACGCCCGCTACGTCGAGCGCGTGCCCGAGCCCGCCACAGCGGCCGAAGAGGCGCGTATCATTGTCTCCGCGCCGCCGGCGGCTGAGCCGGACTCCAACCTCTGGGACTGAGCCATGCTGCAGCCGCACCAGCAACGTGTTGTCGAAGAGTCGCAGGAACTGCTGGGCCGCATCGAGCGGTTGCAGGCCTTCACCGACTCGCCGGTCTTTGCCGGACTGGACAGCGCCGAGCGGGATCGGCTGTTGAGGCAGATGTCGGCAATGGCTGACTACGCCACGGTTCTGGCCGAACGGATCAACGCATTCCCTCAAGGAGCAACCGCATGAAGAACCCCGGCAACAGCACCCACAAGCCCCGCGCCACCGACCCCGAGAAGTTCCGCGCCATCGCAACCGGCGTGGGCTACACGCAGGGCGCGTCCTACCGCACCGGCCTGGCCCGCGCCGTGGAGGTGGTCGAGCACATGCCGCCGGCGCAGCGCCGCGCCGTGCCGGCCGCCGAGGGCTACCCGACCGCCACCTACGAGGGCCAGGCCGAGGCGGTCGCCATGGGCGACGTGGACGACGTGGCGATGCTGCCGACGATCAGAAGCACGATCCGTTGAGCGGTGGGCGGCAAGGGCAGTGGATGGTTCGGGCCGCGTCCACCCGGGTGGATGCCGCCGCAGCCCACCGACGGGTCGAAGCACGCCAACCAGAACACGAAAGGGACGCGGTCGTTCCAGCGTGTGCACAGCCCGAACAACTTCGCGGCGAAGGACTGGCGGCTCAACAACCCGGCACAGAACAAGTTCCACGGCTACGTCCGTGACACCTTCGACTACCCCGAACAACTCAAGATCCCCGTGCCAGTAGACACCCTGCGCGAGAAGTCGGACCCCTACGCCGGGTCGAAGATCGGCGAGTTGCTGGACAAGCTGGCCAGCTTCCACGACGACCCTGCCGGGTTCGTGCGCTGGGCCTTCCCGTGGGGCGAGAAGGGCACCATGCTCGAGGACATGACCGGTCCCGAGCAGTGGCAGCTTGACCAGATGACGCGGGTCGGCGAGCGCATCACCGCCGGCGGCATCGAGGGCGACGTGATCGAGGAGGACGTGTCCTCCGGCCACGGCATCGGGAAGTCGGCGCAGGTGTCCTGGTGGATCCTGTGGGCGATCAGCACGGCCGCGGACACCCGCGGCGTCGTCACGGCGAACACGGACAACCAGCTGCGCACGAAGACGTGGGCCGAGTTGTCGAAGTGGTACCAGCTATTCATCGGCCGTCAGCTGTTCACGCTGACGGCCACCGCCATCTTCATCGCCGGCGACAAGGACCGCGAGAAGTCGTGGCGCATTGACCAGATCCCCTGGTCGAAGGAGAACACCGAAGCCTTCGCCGGCCTGCACAACCAGGGCAAGCGCATCCTGGTGATCTTCGACGAGGCCTCGGCGATCGACGACGCCATCTGGGAGGTGACCGAGGGCGCGCTGACCGACGCGCGCACGCAGATCCTGTGGCTGCGCTACGGCAACCCGACGAAGACCAGCGGCCGGTTCTTCAAGAACTGCACGCAGGGCAAGCGCAACACCTACACCCGCGTCGACAGCCGCACCGTCAGCTTCACCAACAAGGCGCAGATCGCCGCGTGGGTCGAGGAGTACGGCGAGGACAGCGACTTCGTGCGGGTGCGCGTCAAGGGCCAGTTCCCGCGAGCCGGCTACGCGAACTTCATCAGCCCCGAGCTCACCATGCAGGCCCGCCGGCGCAAGCTGGGCGTGGAGGTCTACCAGGCCTACCCGAAGTTCCTCGCCGTCGACCCGGCGCGCTTCGGCGACGACTTCAGCGTCATCACGCTGCGCCAAGGCCTCAAGGTGCACTTCCAGGTAGCCCTGACCGGCTTCGACGGGCCGGATCTCGCCAGCCGGGTCTTTGAGATCTGCCGCAAGGAGGGCCAGATCGCCTGCATTGCCTACGACGCCATCGGCAACGGCGCCGACCTCGACTCGGCACTGCGCCGCATGCCGGGCCTGCCGCCGCTGATCGCCGTGCAGTGGGGCCAGCCGGCGAAGGACGACAAGCAGTACTTCAACCAGCGATCGGAGTGCTGGGGCAAGATGCGCGACTTCCTCGAGCACGGCCAGATCCCCGACGACGACCCGCTGAGCGAGGAGTTGACCAGTCTCGACTACGGCTACGACGCGAAATTCCGCATCCAGCTGCAGAGCAAGAAGGACTGCAAGAAGAACGGCGGCAAGTCCCCCGACAAGGCCGACTCGCTGGCGCTGACCTTCGTACCAGAGCTAATTGACCGGAAAGTCGTGATGGCGAAGGTCCGGCCGGTCCAACGCCGCACGGTTGTCTGGACGCGGTAGATCCGTGCATAATCCGTGCCCATGATCGCCCCAGTCCAGCCGCGCCCGCTGTCCTCGGCCAAGGCGCCTGCGCCCGCCGGAGTCAACCCGATGGTCCGGCAACTGGGGCTGCAAGAGGTGATGGAGCGCGACGCCACCGTGCCCGACCCCGGGCAGGACATCACCGGCGACGCGCACACCGAGTCGATGCTTGCCGGCCACGTCCGGCTGGCCTGGGCCCGCAACAAGCTGTCCAAGGTCCGCATCGACATCAAGTTGCTGTCCGACCTGCGTGCCCGCCGCGGGGTCTACAGCGCCGCGCAGATCAGCGCGATGCAGTCGGCCAACGGCGGCATGAACATCGTCTGGGCGCCGCTCACCGAGGTGAAATGCCGCGCGGCCTCGGCGTGGATCCGCGAGATCGTGCTGCCCGCCGGCGAGCAGCCGTGGGGCGTCGAGCCGACGCCGATCCCCGACCTGCCCAAGCCGATCAAGGTGGCCGTGGTCAACAAGGCGGTGGCGCAGGCCAAGCAAGCCATGGTCGAGATGGGCCAGGCCACCGGCGAGATCATGCCGCCCGACGAGTTCCGCGCGCTGGTCGCCGAGATCGGCGAGAAGCTGCGCGACGAGGCCGAGGCCACGCTCGCCAAGATGGCGCGCAAGCGCGCGACCCGCATGGAGCGGCAGATCGCCGATCGGCTCGCCCAAGGCGAGTACGAGCAGGCCATGGACGCCTTCGTCGAGGACTTCGTCACCTACCCGGCAGCCATCCTCAAGGGCCCGATCTACACGCGGCACAAGACGCTGCAGTGGGGTGCGGGCTTCAAGCCGATCGTGAAGAACGAGGCCGCGCCGACATGGGAGCGCGTCAGTCCGTTCGATGCCTACCCGGCGCCGTCGAGCAAGTCGCCGCAGCAGGGCGACTTCATCGAGCGCATGCGCTTCCGCCGCGAGGAGTTGTACGACCTGAAGGGCCTGCCGGGCTACCAGGACGACCAGATCGACGCGGCGCTCAAGGACTACAGCAACGGCCACCTCGAGGGCTGGCTCTGGACCGAGGCCGAGCGGCAGCGGCTTGAGCAAGAGACGCTGTACATGTGGCTGTCGCCCCCGGGCGTCATCGACGCGCTGAACTACTGGGGCAGCGTGCCCGGGTGGAAGCTGATGATGTGGGGCGTCAAGGGCATCGAGGACGAGACCCGCGACTACGAGTGCAACGTGCTGCTGTGCGGCCGCTACGTGCTCTACGCCACGCTGAACCCGCACCCGCTGGGCGAGCGCCCCTACCGCAAGGCCTGCTACGACGAGGTGCCCGGCGCCTTCTGGGGCCGCAGCATCCCTGACCTGGCGGCCACGCCGCAGCAGATGTGCAACGCCATCGCGTGCGCACTGGCCGACAACATGGCCATGGCCTCGGGTCCGCAGGTCTGGGTGCACGCCGACCGGTTCGCCGACGGCGAGCAGACCATGGAGATGTTCCCGTGGAAGATGTGGCAGCTGAAGTCGGACCCGACGCAGGGCGTCAACCCCGGCATCGGCTTCTTCCAGCCGGATGACCGCGCGCAGTCGCTGATGCAGACCTATGAGAAGTGGGAGATCCGCGCGGACGACGCCACCGGCATCCCGCGCTACACCTACGGCAACGAGCGCGCCGGCGGCAGCGCCGACACGGCCACGGGCCTGAGCATGCTGATGAACAACGCGGCCAAGGGCCTGCGGCGTGCCATCGGCAACATCGACATGAACGTGATCTCCCCGACCATCGAGGACACGTTCAACAACGAGATGCTCTACAACCCCGACGAGAGCATCAAGGGCGACAACATCGTGGTGCCGCGCGGCGCCGCGGCGATCCTGATCCGCGAGTCTGCCCAGCAACGCCGCATCCAGTTCCTGACGCTGACGGCCAACCCGATCGACAGCCAGATCATCACCTCGCGCTACCGCGCCGCGCTGCTGCGCGAGACGGCCGCCGCGATGGAACTGCCGGTCGACGAGGTGGTGCCCACCGACGAGGAGTTGGCGCAGCAGATGGAGTCGCAGGCCAAGGCGCAGCAAGAGCAGATGGCAATGATGCAGCAGGCCGAGGAGCGCAAGGACCAGTTGAAGATCGAAGCGATCAAGGTCCAAGGCGGCATCGACATCCAGCGCGACGCGGCCAACGCCCAGCGTGACGCGGCCAGCAAGCAGCGCGACCTGATCGCCGACGTGGTGAAGCAGGCCGTGCAGGCAGCCATGCAGGCCAAGGGCGAAGAGAAGAAGCCCGGCAAGAAGATCCGCTACGAGTACGACGAAGAAGGCAACCTGGTCGGCGGGGAGCTCGCATGATCCGCGCGCTTGCCCTGAGCCTCATGCTTCTGTGCGGTAGCGCACACGCGGGCGGGGCGGCGTGCTTCCCGCAGAGCCCGTGGGTGCCGATCAACCTGAGCGGCAAAGGCCTGATGGAAGGCGCCGACGCGCGCCTGGGCGGCACCTGGTCGGCGATCTGGTGCCCCACCGGCACGTTCAGCCCGACCACTGGCACCGAGGTCTGGAGTCTCTACACGCACGCGGTGCTCGACAAGTACCGCACGGTCAACGCCGACGCGCTGATCGACATGGCGCAGGCCATCATCGCTGCGCCGGACCCCTTGGCCGCACTGAACGCGGCGATCAAGTCGCGCGAACTCATCCCGCCCGTCGGCAGCATCGACCGGTTCAACTGGGAGTCGCTGCTGTTTGCGGCCTGTACCGAGGGCGTGCGCCTGGCGCCGTTCCCCGGCCAGCCGATCACCAGACCATGCACGCCACCGACGCCGATCGCAACCGAGATCTGGCGCGCCAGTGGCGGCACGATCTTTACCGCGGCGGGCGGCCGGCTCACCGGCTTGACGACGCGCAAAGCCGCGGTCGGGGCGAAGTGCAACAACACGGTGTCACAGATTGTCGTGAAGGGGTCCGTATACTTGCCTCTTGACGGAGGCCCGCTGACCGAAGTCACCCTCTGCGCGAAGGCGACATCATGAGCATCACCGTCAACGTGTACCACCACTTCCCGGTGGACGCGAGCATCGCAACCTCCCTCAACGAAATCAAGGAACTCATCATGGCAACGCAAGTTGAACTCGCCGCGGACATCGCGAACGTCACCGCCCAGGTCACCAAGATCGGCACGGAAACCTCCGCGCTGTTGCAGAAGGTCGCCGACCTGCAGGTCATCATCGACAGCCAGGGTGGCGTGTCGCCCGAACTGCAGGCCGCCGTGGATGCGCTCAAGGCGCAGATCACCGTCGTCGACGACCTGGTGCCGGACGCCCCGGCTGCCCCGGTGGTCTGAGCAAGGCCCCGCACACAGGTTTCACCCAACCTTTGCGCGGGCGCCTTCAAGGTGAGCAGGAGCCGTCATGGCTGTTCTATCCGGTCACGACATCGCGCGTAGCGCAAAGCAGCG